AGTTCCAGAACCTCAATCCTTTTGATGTTATCAACGGCTCTAATCTGATAAACGTCAACAGCTCACTTGATGCTGATGATAACCTTGTTGCACAGTACGACGATAATCACGGCATCGGCTTTGTCATCGGAGACGGAACGTCAAGCGGTGATGAGGGATGGTATGCAGGTCATACAAGATTCCAGACTGACAAGATCACTGTCTACATCAGGAGACTTCCTTATGTTAAGGCAGGACTCTTCGAGACCATGAGCACGGTCAAGGCAAATGAGACTGAGTTCACGATCACAGACTTGCCATTCGACCTTTTCTGCCAGCCTTGTTTCTACTTTGAGCCTTCCACAAAGTATCTCTGGATCTTCTCAAATGTAACAGGCTTAACAGGATCTTATGGTGAAACTATTTCTTGGGATAATCAGAATGTAAATTATCTCAAGATAGACACAGTCAATCAGGCTCTCGTAGACCTCGGAAGCGGAGTATATCACAAGACTCTCCAGAGTGACACGCAGGATCTCGTACCTATCTGCTATGTCAGAAGAGCTCAGTCGAATAATTATCGCTTTGCTTCTATCCTCGTTGCAGATGGATATGCTTACTTCCCGAAAGCTACAGATGCTATCTCGTGGGGTTCTTACGACTATGGTGAAGATCTCCACATTGACGGATTCAAGAAGATCAAGATAAGCAACAGTGCGAACACAGGAATCGACCTGACCTCCGAGATGAACCATCTCAAGCCGATGATTAAACAGGGAGACCTCATCCTTGCATCAGGTATGGTCATCAACGATGACGGTTATCCCTGTCTCAATCAGTTAGAGACATTTTATGGTACATGGGGACTCCAGGAACTTGACAAGCCTTCTCTGCTCGCTGTTCCGAACAGATCCGGAGCAAGTGCGGTCTCAACGGCTCGATATATCCTGGCATCAAAGTTCCTGCTCGCCACAAAGTACAATCTCAACAGTGCGATCACGAAGAGTGCTTCTCAGTCAATGACCATTGAATATACTCTGACGGAGGTGTGACATGGACAGTTCAGTCGCAGGAATCGTCACGGCACTTGTATCAGGCTTGTGCGTAGCTATTCCGACGATAGTGGCTACGATCACGAGTAACAAGGCCCATGACAAGGTAATTGATGAGCGGATGAAGTTCATGACGGAACAGATCAAGGACTTATCCGTGAAGGTCGAGAAGCACAACGAGTTCAATGACCGTCTGATAATCGTCGAGCAGTCGGTCAAATCAGCTCACAAGAGACTCGACATGATAGCGAAAGGAGAACAGAAAAATGAGTGACAAGACCTATGACACCATAAAGAATGTGGCTCTGATCGTAGCTCCGGTGATAACCTTCATCGGAGCTCTTGTTTCTATATGGAATCTTCCATATACGGCAGAGATCACAGCAAGTCTCGCAGCCATAGACACGCTCGCAGGTGCTGTCGTTCTCGTGGCTAAGAAGATATACGAAGATAAGCAGAAAGGAGCAAAGTAATACTATGGGAAGCCTCTATGCGAAAGATGTGGTAAACACTGCCTTAAACGAGATCGGCTACGAGGCCGAAGGCTCGAACAAGAAGTACACCATCTACTCTGCCGAGTTAGATGCCGTTGATTATTTCAATACCAAAAAGAACGGTGTAGCTGACTGGTGTGCTATCTTCGTCATCTGGTGTATGTATGCAAACACAAGGAACTCTGACGGAGAGATAGAAGCTGATAAATGGGATGCAGAGTATTTCCAGTATCAGCCTGACAGGAGTACGGCTGCCGGAGTCGGTTACATGGCTGACTTTTATCAGGAAAACGATGCCTGGACAGACAATCCCGAAAGAGGAGACGTAGTCACATTCAGAGACTATGCTCACACCGGACTCGTTGTCGACTGGGATAACGAAGGTTTCTATACAGTTGAAGGTAACGTCAATGGCGGTAGAGTAGAGAAGAGATACTATCGCTATGGTGATCCGTGCGTTGATGGTTTCGGCAGACCTCGCTATGACGGATGGGAATACAATCCTCCGAAACAGGATGCACCTGTCAAGGAAGACTCGAAGCCTGAGAAGGTCACTATCACTATCGAGGTCACGACTGAACACGCTGACCTCTTGAAAGAAGCTCTCAAGGGAGCGGTTATCACTGTCAAATAGGACTTCGGTCTTATTTTCCTGAGCTGTCGAGTCTGCTTCTTCGCTCGGCAGCTCTTACATTGAACATTATTCTGTTCTGACCATATTTACCTCTGGGAAAAAATTGCCTCTCGACTTAGGTCGGGAGGCTTTTTCTTTTGCTTACATTTGACCGAAATTTGACCGAGAGAAAAATAAAAACCGCTCTAACCATTACTGTTGAGCGGTTTCTGTTGGTGGAGATGAGGAGAATCGAACTCCTTTGTGTATGTTCACCTGTGAACAAAATGTCCGTATTTTAGGGACTTTTCAACCTTCATTCAACTTTTGTTCCACCTGTTGTGGATTCATTTTGACCGAGATTTTGACCGAAAGTTAAGTCGATTACGGAAGCAACACGTCTATCCTCACCGTCAAGGATATGACCATAAGTGCCGAAACTGTCGAAGCTGACGGAGTGACCTACTACATCTTTAATGCTCTGTTCCGGCAGCACATTCTTCATCATGGAAATGAAAGTGTGACGGAGAGAGTAAACGGTGCCAGGAAGGTCACGCTCTTCTTTTAATGCCTGCCAATGGTTTCTCATAGTGGACTGATTCCCCATTGAACCATCAGGAGAGCAGAAGATCCATTTTGTTTTGAGGTTGTGTTCTTCGTTCCTGGCTATTGTCTTTCGAAGTATTCCTTTTGCAAGCTCACCTATGGGTATCATCCTCCGAGCGTTTTCATTCTTTCCTTCCGTGATCCTGTTAGATGCAGACACGGATCTTCTGATGATTACTCTGTCTTTTGCTATATCATCTATCTGGAGACCGAGTGCTTCTCCCGGTCTCATGCCTGTCAGCAAGAGAAAGCAGAAGAGAGGATGATACCAGAGTTCGGAAGGTTCCAGGAGTCTCCTGACATCATCATTCTGTAAGACTTCCTTCTCTTTTTTATAATGTCCCTTCGGGATGTAAAGATTGCCACGGAGAAGCTCGCACTGATAATCCTGATAGCCGAACTTTATTATCTGCATGATAATGCCTCGGAGGGACTTGAGCGACTTCTCTGAGAGTGGCTTATTCTGCCCTGTGGCTTCGTTTATGAGGCTCTGCCAGTCTCGGAGGGTAACTTTACATATTTTCCTCTGACCGAGCACAGGAGTGATGTAGAGCCGTATGTAGCGTTCATATTGGATATACGCTTCGGACTTTTCGCCTCGTCTGGCTTTCACGTCCTCAAGAAATTCTTTTGAGACCGTATAAACGGACTTTTCACCTGTTCCTTCATCATAGTACCATTTATCGTACTTTCTTTGGACTTCCTTACGACCTTTCGCACCGGGAATGGAAGAAGAGAAGGAATATGTCTTTCCTTCTCTCATTACCCTGATTCTCCATCTCTGGCCATCCCATTTAGGATTGTTCATTATCATCATCCTCCTGGCTATCAAGTAGAGCCTGATAATATGCCATCAGTCTTGCTTGATTCTGCACGGTGAGTTTCTGTATCTTTCCGCTAAGAATCGCATCGGAAATGGCTTGTGCTCTTGTTGTTGTAGATTCCATCTCTACATCATATCCCATGAGCCACGCAGGAGAGACACTGAGAGCTCTTGCCATGTCTCCGATCGCTGACTGCTTTGGTACAACATGACCATTAAGATACTTGGAAATAGAACCTTTACCGATTCCGCTCTTCTTTGCTAATTCAGAAGCAGTCATACTTCTTGCTTCTAATGCTTCTTTGATTCTGTCTTTAATCTCTATCATAACCGCTTTACCTTCCTTCGCCTTGATTATATGACAAACTTATTACAGTTTCAATTTTGAAATCAAAAAGGGTTGCAATTTTGAAACCTAATGTTAAGATACAATCAAGGTTTCAATATTGAAACCAAACAAACGAAGGGAGGTTAAACATGGCATACAAGACAGACAAATTGAAGGCTCGAATCGTTGAGAAGTTTGGAGATCAGAAGACCTTTG